CCGGGGCAAACCCCGCTGTGGCGAGTGCGACCAACACGCTCTCCATTGGTGACTATGTCGTGATCTCATCGGCTTGGGGCCTGCTTGATCAGCGCGTGTGTCGTGTGTCGGCGGCCAGCGGGAGCACCTTCACACTTGAAGGTATCGACACCAGCGACGGTGTCAAATACCCCAATGCCCCCACTGGAGGTGCTGGTTCGTTCAAGAAGATCACAGCCTGGTCGACTCTTTCCCAAGTCAAGGGCATCAATGCGTCTGGCGGTGGTCAGCAGTTTGCGGACATCACTTCCATCACCGACACAGTCAAGCGGCAAATTCCAACGGTCAAAGACGCAGTGACCATGACCGTTGACGTGTACGACGACCCGACGTTGCCGTGGTATGCCGACGTGTTGGCAGCGGATACGGCCCGGTCTCCGTATGCCTTGAAAATGGACTTTCCGAACGGCTCAAAGCTCGTTGCCAACAGCTATTTTTCGCTGATGAAGGTGCCCACCATGGCTACCAACGAGGCGTTGATGACACAAATCAGTCTGAGCTACGCCGCCGAACCGGTTCGTTACGCGACGTAATCCTGACGTTTGTCTGCGCACTGTGTAGTGTGCAGATAGCTGGACACTGGCCAACTGGGTAACCAGTGTTCGTTCCGCCTCACGAACAGGCCAGTGCAACAACTCCGAGGCGGACTTTCCCACATGAGGCGAAACCATGGCTTTCAAACTGCAACCCAATCCGACGTTCAAAGCGTCAGTCACCATCCCCACACCCGAGGGTGATGGGAAGATCGTTTTTGTTTTCAAGCACAAGGGTCGCAAGGCTCTGAAGGAGTTCTTTGCTTCTCTCGGTGAGGGCGACGCTGCTCGACCGGATAGCGAGGCGCTGCAAGACCTGTTGGCCGGTTGGGAAGACTTTGACGCTCCCTACAACCAAGAGAACCTTGAGGTTTTGCTGGACAACTACCCGTCCGCCGCAACGGCCATCTTCGGTGCCTACCACAAGGCCCTCTTCGAGGGTAAGGAAAAAAACTCGCAACGATAGCCACCCGGCTGTATGACCCTGGACCAACGGAAGCAGAACTGCAAGCCATCGGTCTCAGCAGGGAGGATGTCGAAGACAACAGCGACGTGGAGGTTTGGCCAGAGAACTGGGTTGCGTTCAAGGCTTTCAACAAGGTCTCCACGCAGTGGAGGATGGGTCCGGGAGGGCCAACAGGATTGGATTACAACGCCCTGTTCTCGATGTTGAAGTGCATGAAGGTCAAACCCACTCCCACCCTCATGGATCGAATCCGAGTGCTGGAATCAACAGCCCTCAGCGTAATGTCAAAGTCGTAGGAGTTAGGCCATGAGTGGCACAGACGCAGCAGCAACCCTATCTCTGAAGATCGACACTCATGGCGCGAGAGCAGACCTTGAGGCGCTGAAGAAAGAGTACACCTCACTCCACGCAGCCATGCGGGATGGGTTGCCGAAGTTGGGCGGATCGTCGTCTGGCTTGGCATCTGCCGAACTCAATGACGCAAAAGCAAAATACGCATCGCTCCAGAAGGAACTGGACGCGACGAAATCGGCCTTTGCGTCTTTGTCACATGAGTTTGACGGGTTCAAGAGGAAACTCATGGACCCTGTCGGTGGCAAGACCGGGTTGTTTGCCAACGTCACCAAGGCCGGCTACGAACTGCAAGGCTTGCTTGGTCAGATAGATCACAAGGTAGAGTTGTCGTCTTCAGCACTGAAAAGAATGTTGAAGAGTGCGGAGATGGCGGGCAGTGAGACCATCAAAGCAGCACAAGTCGCTCTGTCTGAGCAAGTACGTCAGGGTGATCAAATCGTAGCGGCCTACGCCCGCAGAAACGAACTCATCCAAGCACTCGACCTAAAGCGTTACGAAGACGCAGCAGCGGCAGAGGCGAGGCTCAAGTCGATTCAGGAGTCAAGGGATAAGCAAACCTATGACGCGGAGGTGGCCAAGTACGTCCGCAGAAACGAACTCATCCAAGCACTCGACCTAAAGCGTTACGAAGACGCAGCAGCGGCAGAGGCGAGGCTCAAGTCGATTCAGGAGTCAAGGGATAAGCAAACCTATG